CTGAGCTCCGTCAGCTCCTGCCGGACCCTGTGGACCTGTCGGGCCTGCCGGACCTTGCGGACCCTGAGCTCCGTCAGCTCCTGCCGGACCCTGTGGACCGGCTGGCCCTTGGATGCCCTGTTCGCCCTGTGGACCAGCCGGGCCAGTTGGCCCCTGTGGACCAGCCGGACCGGGAATGCCTTCTCCACCGATACCAGGCACACCAATGACCGCGTACTTCAGGTCTGCCCACGCCGTAGCGCCGTCACCCATCTTCCCCTTCAGGAAAATAAACTCCTCTGTCTCAGTGGCAGTATCCGTTTCATAACCGAACTCCCCGAGCCGAAGCACCGGGTTCTTGTCTGTCCAGTTCGCCGCTGTGTCGCGGCGCATGCGTATATGTCTTTTCTTAGTCGTCTGCATTGCCGTCGAATTCTATGTCGTACCCGGTATCGTCAGCGTCTCCGCCGTCTAGTTCATCGTCTACCGTTTCGGAAGATCCAAAGTCAGAGTTGACGGTGATCTGCTGCAGCGCGTCCGCAAGAGTGTCCTCCGCGTAGTCCTCCACTAACGGCAGCTGCGTCATAAACTTCATGACGTATGTGTACGTGCCCTTCGTCTCATCTTCAGACGGAAGGAGCTGGCCGTTGCTGTACCAGATTTTCCGATCGCAGTTTTCTAGCTTGAATCCAAGCAAAAGAATCCGCGCAGCCTTGGCGACAGCGTAGACGTGATTTGCACCGCGTCTCTTGTTCGATCGAACTACCACGTATATCGAAACAATATTGTCTTGAACGATCATCCCAACGTCGCGGATCCGGCCTTCAGCTTCATCGTCGTGGACCTGCACGGTCACGCGCGTCTTTGCCTGCGGTCTGCCATACTGAGCCTGAACGTCCGGGAACGCCTCAACCTCCACCTCGCTGGTGGCAAGTGGAGCAAGTCGCTGGACGATCTCGTCTTCGATTTCCGCGTACATTACTGAAGTGGTTCTAGGTAGACCTTGAACACTCGCCCATCGTGCGTAGCCTCAATGTGGCGGGCGTTGTATGCATTCCCATTCACGGTAATAACCTCGCCACCGTTCTGCTCTCTGATCGCTTCGTATAAGCCAGGGAATGAAGGCTTACGGTACTCGATAAACGGAGAAAGGGGTGCGAAGTCCACACCCCTTAATTCTTCCGTTTGTGAAGGATCCTTGAAATGAACTCGTGCAGTCAGTGGCGTTGCTTCGGGTTCAGCAGACGGCACCCATGACGCATCGTAGCCGAAGGTGGCCAGAGTTACGTCGAATGCTGTATCGCTGAGTCCATCGAAGATATTCGCCATCGCTTAACCAGCGAGCTTCACAAGGATATGCGTGTCAGCTGACAATGCCGCCTCGAAGGCATACCCGCAGGCAGTGCCGTCAGCGAGCGTTGGAGTGATATCCCCGGGAGTCACATCCCACGCTACCGCTACGCCCTGGTTGATTGCGGTGGCGGCCTTCTTCGGAAGGCGGAAAACGCCCTCCATCTGAACGCGGATAGTCTCGCCGGTTGAGCCCTTGCCGAGCGCAACACCTACGCGGCTACCGATAACCACAGGCGCACCTGAATTGATCGTGGTGCTTGCCGGAACCAGGTATTCAAGGATTTCGCCCTTCTGAATGAAATTCTGTGCCATTGTTTGGACTTTATTTGTGAGTGATTGGTGAAAGAGAGGGCCGAAGCCCTCTCCTATGAATTCAGGTCAGATTACTGGCCAGCGTTGCGTACAACTCCGCGCCATCCAATCGCGCCCACACCGTAGTCCAGGCGGATCTTCCACTTCATACCATCCACGGTGAAGCCCTCCTCGCTGTCGAGGAATGGGGTCTGCACACCGTCGAGGAACGCCACCTCGAGCACCGGCTCAACGTTCGGGTCAGCGAACAGGTAACGGGTAGTGCCAGTCAGGCGAGCGGTAGACACCACATCGCTGAACAGGCCAGCCACGATGTTCGGGCGCTGAAGCTTGTTGTTCGCGTCCGGATCGTACTGCGACTGGTTGAGCACCTTGGCAGATCCCTCCAAAGAGACCGGCACCAGCAGAACGCTTGGGCGGATGTCGAGGAAGTCGTTGCCAGAAGGATCCTTCTGCTGAGCCATGAGTACACGGTCAGCGTCAAGGCCAGTCACAGTCAGCGCAGAACCTGCACCGATGTTGCCGTGTGAGGAGTGGAACAGCGGGTTGCCGTCTTGCATGTTGGGGTTGGCCAACAGCAGGGCGTACACGTCCACCTCAATGGAGCGTGCAGCAGCGCGGCCGAGCATCGCAGACAACCGGGCAAAGGCGTTCAGGTCATCATTCACGATCATCTGACGAGATACGTTGATGATGTTACCCTTGGTCTTCGCGCTGATCTTCTCGAAGTCGCCGTCCGGAATCGCCTTGTTCTTGAACTCCGCATTTTCATTCACGGTGTCCAGATTGCTGAGCGATCCCATGCGCAGGCGCTTGTGGTCGCGGAAGTCGCTCACCGAACCGGTGGAGCATATCCGACGCCACGTGTCGGCCACGGCTTCGTAGTTGGCCAACAGGATGCGGCGGTTGGTGCCTTCGAGGATGACCGGGAAGTCGGAGCTCGAGCTCGTGATTGCACGGCCAACAATCTCCATCTTGCTCAGACCGGTGATCTTCTCACCTGCACGCTCGAGGGAGTCCTTCGCCATGTCGAGCAGCGTCATGTGACGGAACTCGCGAGCGCCATCAGCCATATCGGCGGTGATGGTGTCGCGATTCACTTCGCCGGAGCGAATTACCAGGGCGTCAGTCTGACGCTTAATGAGCGTGTCGCGCTCGTCCTTGCGTACCTGCACGCCAGCGCCTTTGTTCGGGTCATTGCCCACGAACTTCTCGAGGATGGCAGCGCGTACACCGTCGACGGTGGTGCCGTCAGCCAGGCACTTCTGCAGCTGCGCATCTTCCACACCGTGCTTGCGGCACAGGGCGGTGATCTCAGTGGCGCGGGTGCGCTCAGCTTCAGCGGCAGTGCGTGCAGCATCCGGGGTGGCCGGAGCGGGCGCAGCTGCAGCCGGAGCAGCAGGGGCAGCGGCAGGTGCCGGAGCCGGTGTCGGATTCATTGCCCGCTCAAGCGTGGCGAGCAATTCTTCGTCGGTCGCGTTGGCGTCGACGGCGATGCCCCGCTTCTCAAGCAGAGCGATGATCTGATCGCGTTTCATGTCTGTATTTGAATTGATGATTTGCACTTCGTGGTCGTCATCCGCATTACGGACAACGGATTTGTAGTCGGCAGGAACAGGAGCAATGGAAATCTCCATTGGCTCCCAATCGATAGCCTTCAGGGTGGGTACCGGCTCAGGCTGTCCGACGACGGCAACCTGTTTCTCCTTCTCGTACTTGTAAACTCGATAACCGACGCTGATTCCTTTGAGAATTCCGTCCTGCACGTCTTTGAAGACTCGCTCTGCTTCGTCGCTGTTCTTGCTGAAGCGAACGGTCGCCATCCCCTGACGCCCCTCGATCCGTGCATTATCCACGACACCAAGAACAGACTTGGTGCCAGAATAACGATCGTGATTATCGAGGAGAGGAGCAGCGCCACTGTTAAGGCGGTCCATACGTACATGCGAAGCATCGAAAGAAAGAACCTCGTTGAAAGGTCCCTCCCAACCGTAACGCAGGTACGGAGTTTCCGTGCCAAAGATGACATCGACAGTCCGCTTCTCTGTATCAACAGATGATGGAACGAAGTCTGCTCTTACAAGCAGAGCTCCAATCTTACGGGTCTCTGTGGTTCCTTTGCGTGGCATATTCGCTGCAATAATATGAGTTTGAGTGATACGAACGACGTGCGGCGTATTTTTTTATTCTGCTGCAGGCGCTGGCGGTTCTTCTTCCGCGTCCTCGAATCCCGCTGCCGCTGAAGGCGTTTTCAAAAACGCCTGCGTCACACCAGCCTTCATCGTCTTGCGTGCATCGCTGTCGAGCACCAGGCCAAGCTGGTCGATCTTCGCGTTGTCCTCAGCCATCTGGCGGAGCACTTCGTCGCTGTCGTAACCGTTCTGTCGGTGCACCTCCTGCAGGCTCATTACGCCACCGCGCACTGCGTTGATCTGCGCCGGGATCTCCCTCGTCGGATCGATCATTTCGCGGCGCGGAGGAGTCCATGTCGCTGGCTCCATAGCCGACGATGGAATGCGTCCAGCGAGGTTGCCTGCTTCGATGAACCAATCCCACACCGTGTCGCACATCATCGGAACCAGCATGTTGTACTGCCAGTCCTCCACGTTGCGCTGCATTTCGATCCAGCCCATCCGGCCAGAGGAGAAGTTCACGCCGGTCAGGTCGCCGGTCAGCGCTTCGTAGGAGATACCCACGCCTGCGGCCACACCCTGAAGGATCTTCCGGGAGTAGCTGTCATAGTTCTGCGTGGTGGGAGGCGAGGCGAACTCAACCGTCTTGCCCGCAGGCAGAACCTCAACGATACCCGGCTCCACCCGCTCGAGCATGGTGCTGTCGTCTGAACCACCAAGCCCGCTCGCCTCAGGATTGTTGTCCTGAACGAACACAGTGAAGCACGCGGCTATCTTCTGGCGGATAAGCTCCGCATCTTCGTAGTCGTCATAGTCCTTAAGCCTGATCATCGAGGCTGCCATCCACGGCACACCACGCACCTGACCAGGGCGCTCCTTGTAGTAGATGTGCGCAACGTCAGAGGCAGGGATTCGGCGCGACGTGATCTTCCGGGTTTCCTCCGGATGACCGTCGAACAGCCAGTACGCCACGCGCTGAAGGTCCTTGTTGAACTCCACGCCCTGAATGATCTTCCCGCCACCCTCGAGGTCGTAGTTGCGGAGCGTGTCAATCACATCCGCTTCCTGCACCTGCAGTTTGATGGGCAGAGTTTCGCCCTTCACCCTGCGCCGACGAATGATCACTTCGCCGTCACGGACAACCGCCTGCATCGCCATGCGCTGCAAGCCATAGATGTTCTGCTGCCCGTCGTAGTCACATTGCTTGGTCTCCGCCCACTGACGCCACAGCTGCTTCACCTTCCGCTTCGATGCATCGGAGGATCCGTCCGGGTTCGGCTGGACACCCGTGCCGACCACGTTGGCCGCAATGCGGAGCACCGTGTTCCGCGCATAAACCTGATTGCGGTATGCGTCACGCGACCGGGCACGGAGCTTGCCGAGGCTGTATTCGTTAACGGTATTCGGTCCGGCGTTGGTTGCCTTCCAGCTGTCAGTGCGGCGGCTCGATGAAGCCGCCTCATACCGACGTTCAAGAATGTTCAATGCCAGGCGCGACTGCATCCGGCGAACAGCCGACTGCGGATTGACCATGGCGATCAGGTTATCAATGAAGTTCATTTGCCGGAATTGTGTTGTGCGTAATATCGGCGTGACCGGCCAGCGTTGTTGATCTGGTTCTCCATTACCCCTGCAAGCTGAAGCATCTCGTCAAGGTCGCGGTATTCCACTTCCTTGTCGCCATACTTGACCTTGCGCACGCCTTGAGCGATGGCAGCATTCAGGGCGGCTAATTGTTCGGGGGTGAATGTGGGCTGCGGCATGGGCCAAAGATAGAAGATTTACCAGAAGTCTGACTTTCGCCGCTCCCGTTTCTGCTGACCGCTAGCTTCGGAACTAACTGCATAGCCAGATTCCAGCGTCTTCCAGTTGTCTTCCCGGAACCGGTCAATACCAACCACGGCAGCGGCTGCACGTGCATACACACGGCAGTCAAGAGCCTCGTTACGTTCGTATTTCTTCACCCATTCCGGAACGGGATAACCGCGGACAACCCGGTATTGAACCTGCTCCGCCGTGAGCATCCGGAAGAAGTGCTGGTCATATTCGGGGAAGTGGCAGTACCCGGGAGGAGCTGCGCCGTCCTCAGCTCGCTCGAGCTTCAGCCAGCCATACAGCTCTGACTTCACAACCGAAGTGCCGACACTCCATATCCGCACGCGGCCCACCTTCTTACCCGCGGACGTGGTGTGAATCTGCTTCGGTGCAGCCACCACAAGCTGCTGCTTGTCCTGTCCCTTGACTGGGATGACGCGCGTCACATCGAATCGCTGACAGAAGTCATACACCTCCGTGGTGCGGAATCCGGTGTCGACGGCCATGAGGCGGAGCGGCATGATACGCCCATCTTCCCGCTCCCATTGCTCACCGACGACAGCGGCCAGCGCATCCCACACAGCCTTCGATGACGTGTCTCCAGGCAGCACGCGGTAGTCAATTGAGTAGCTCCGCTTGCCGCGGCACCACCCGACGATCTCCACCTCGATGCGATCTTTCTGTACGTCAACGCCCGCAGTGATGAACGCCACCTCCTTTGTCGGTCGGTTGAGCTGGTATGGCTCACGTCGGTTGTAGAGGTTTTGCCATTCCGGAGCATCGCCCTTCTCCTTCCACGTCAGCCCGAGCACCGTGTTGGTGAACGTCTTCAGCTTGTTGTCATCGCCCTGGGCATCTTCCCAATCGCGTGCAGCGTCCACCCATGAGTACCAACCATTCGGGGAGTAGAGCGAGTTCAGGTGGTAGCCAGCCTTGTAGAGCGAAGTGAGTTCCGGCTTCTTGGCCACCCACCGGCCTTCGGCCAGCATCGTAGTCTTGAACCGCTCCTCGATGCCCTCGCCACACTCCTCGCAGAAGTACAACGCCGTCTCCGGCTTGCCCTTGTCCCACTTCAGGTTATCGAACACCAAGGCCTGTTCGTGCTGGCAGTGCGGGCACGGTACCGCGTAGTACCGCTGGTCCGTGTTCAGGAACTCCCGCTCGATGACGGAGCGGCCTTCCACGGTCGGAGTGCTCACCTTGAAAATCTTCTTGCGGGCGAACGTGCGCGTCCGGGCTTCGGCCAGACTGATCGGGTCGCCCTCGCCCTCAAGGTCCAGCGGGTAGCCGTCGATTTCATCGAGGAATAGAAACCGGATCGGCATCGAGCGGAGACCAACGGCGGAGTTGGCACCGGTGAGCACAACCGTTCCGCCGGGGAAGTCCTTCTGGAAGGTAGTGTTGCCGGAGTCGCGCGAACGGGATGGAGCGATCTTCTCCGTCAGTCGGGGAGTGGCCTCCACCATCGGGTCGAAGCGCGTCTTGCTCGCACGCTTCAGCGTCTCGAGTGTAGGCTGAACCAATAGCATCGGACCGGGTGAAACGTCGATGACGTACCCCACCCAATTGAACCCCATCTCCGTAGCGCCTACCTGAGCGCCCTTCATGAACACCACCTCCCTGCACGGGTCGGTGGAGCTCAGCTTGTCCATGATCTCCCGCAGGTAAGGCGTCCGGGAGGTGCGCCACTGCCCCGGCTCTGCGGATGCGGTGGAGCTGAGCATGCGATACCGGTCAGCCCAATCGCTTACACTCAATCGTGGCTCTGGGCGAAGCCCGTCCAGAAAACCCTGAATCAGGCTCATTTTCTTTCAGATGTTAATTCTCTCTCCTGAAACTCCGCCATTCTTTCCAATTCTTTGGCAATCGCTTCCGTCAATTTATTGTGCGCTACGTTCCTGTCAGGTGAGGCGAGTATCTCGTCTATCACCCTGTCCGGTAATGACATGAGCGCAGTGCGCAGCTCCTGACCAAATCCATACAGCGTGGCGTACACCTTCTGCTTATCCAGCAGGCTGCCTTGGATCTTCTTCAGCTCGATAGCTTCCTTCTGAAGTTTGATGCGGGCAAGCTGCCGATCGAGCTCAGCCTTCGATGGACCAATGCCAGGGACGTGACCGGGAGCAGGGGCAGCCTCCGGAGCAGGTGGCAAAACAACCTCCTCCTCCTCCTCCTCCTCCTCCTCCTCCTCGAGCTCCGGCTCTGGGTTCGGCTTGGGCTTCGGCTTCCGGCCTCGCTTCTTAGGCTCCGGCTTCGGCTTCTCCTCCTTGGGAGGACGCGGCGGTTTCTCCAGCTTGGGCTTGGGCTCACGTGGCTGGTCTGACTTCTTCACGTCTCCATAGTTTGCCCGCCACTCAGCGAGTGCAGTTTCATATATGATCTCCGGCCTACCGTTCTTCTGGTTCGTAGTAATGGAGGCCGCGGTAAGCACGCCATTGGCCATCATCCGACGAACGTAAGTGTCAGTGAAACCTATCCTTCGACCAAACTCTCTAATCGATATTACTTCCATACGTAGGGTTACTTGAACTCACCCGAAATCTGCTGAGCAAACTGCCAGTTCCGGCAGCTGTAGTACTCAGGCTTGTCGCCCATCGGGTGGTCGTAAGTATCCCTCCTCACAATATCAATCTTCTCCGCATCCACGATCTTCACGTGGATACCCTTCTCGTTCACGTCGATAGTCGAGCCCGCCTTGTACCGGAACGCCAGATGGAAGTTGTTCTCCCACCGGTACGGGGATGACACCCCGCACAGATAGAAATACTCCGCCTGGTATTCATCGAGTAAGATGTCCAACCTTGTGCTCACACGCGGGCTGATCTGATCGGAGTAATACCCCTTCAGACAACGCGCACAGTGGCGGTCAAGGTTCACTCCCGTGACGTACTTCAGCCACAGGTAACGGAACTTCCTCGTCTGCTCAATATGTAGAATCTTGGGCTGCATTTTGATATACTTCCTTGAACACTTCCACCGCTCGAGCTGCAAACGCATGGCGCTTGCCCTCCGGTAAAGGTAGTCCGAACTCCCGCTCTACCGCGGCCAATCCTTCCTCGATCGGGGAGTCCTGTTTCTTCCGGGCAACGATCTGCCAGGACGATGTGCTGATACGTTCCTCGTGGTGTACGATCTCGAAGCCGTGTCGCTCGATCAGCTCACGCGCCATCCCGCTGGTGTGGTACTTCTGGTAGAACCACTTGCCCGCACGATAGAGTGCGGAGAATCCGTGTTCATCGAGGAACTCAATGTTCCGCTTCCGGAAGTCCTTCAGGATCCTGTTCCTGCCCAACCCGTCCACGAATTCCCATCGGCGGCCACTGATATACAGCGTGCCGCCCGGACGCAGGAGCAGGCTACAGACGTGCACCACGTCGCTCTCAGCATCCAGCGTGTCCACCGAGTTGAGCACGCTGTCACACACCACCACGTCATAGCGGCGCTGCACGATCTGCCCGAACAGGTGGTCCACCATCTGGCCGACTGCGGTCAGGTCGATGCTGTTCCCCTGGCGGTAGTAGAACTCGAGGCCTGCGATCTGGTACCGCTGCCGAGCGAGCTTCTTCAGGTAGTCGGCTTGGCCACATCCGAAGTCGAATATCCGCTGCTGCTTGGTCACCTGCGGAATGACGAAATTCTCATACAGCGTCGACCGGCCATGGCTGTCTGACCTGAGCCGGAACTTCTGAGCGAAGGACTGAACGTAGGTCTCCTTCGCCAGGTGGTCGTAGCTGAACTCTCCGTACTGATCCCGCAGGTAAGCGAGCGCCTTGGCCTTCTTGTCCTGCTCCACGTAGTAGACCAGTAGCGGCTTCTGCAGCGCATGCATCGATACCGCATACTGCTGACCACTCAGCACCTCGCCATCCTGGGAGGCGATGGCTGCGGAGAACTGACCGTGCCGGAGGAACAGCACGTGGATCATTGCCCGCGCGTTCGCTCCGGTCGGCAGCTCGTCATACTGCACGTCCTCCGGTAGGATGACGCGGAATCCCGAGCCGGTCCACGGCGGCACACACACCTGTGCCTCACCGTCGATATCGGAGCTGTTGTGGATCTGGTTGAACCGAACCTCGTCCTCCTCGCTGACGTTCTGCATGACGTAGGCGGGCACGTGCGTCATCCCGATCTCTCGTGCAGCCTTCGACCGCTGGTGGCCAGCGATGATGGTGCCGTCCAGATTTAGGATGATCGGCTTGCCGAATCCCACGTATTTCAGCGATTCCTGCAGCATCTTGGTTTTCTCAATAGTGATCTTCCGCGGGTTGTAAGGCGCGGGCCTGACCTCAGTCAGTGGGATTAACTTCACTCCAAAGTCGGGTGAAGAATCCGGCAAGTGTTCCGTATTCATCGACGTACTGTTTAATCTCCATCTCCAATCGTTCACTCTCCTCAGCCGTCAACGGTATGAGGTATTTTCCGAAGACTACCTTCGGGATAGGTACTGACGTTTGCGCAATGCCGGATCCGAGCGGCACTAATTCGCCTGCCCCTTCCTGCGGGATCTCCCTGCCTGGTCCGGGCGCAGGCGCGGGCGAAGAACCGAAGCCGGGAGGAAGTATCGAGGCATCCTCCTTCAACATCGCGTCGAGCTCCTGTTCGTTGAACCCGAGCACGTCGATATCGAAGTCCTGCACAAGCAGGTCGTTGATCACCTCGCCGAGCATGGCGAAGTCCCACGTCGATAGGTGCGACAACTTGTTGTCAGCTATGACGTAGGCTTCCTTCTGCCGTGGACTGAGTTCACCGACCACCATGGCAGGGATGGTCTTCAGTCCCACTTGGCATGAGGCCATTACCGCTCCATGACCGGCAAGAATCGTGTCCGTTTCGTCCACCACCACGGGCCGGAGGAAACCGAACTCCTGTATCGAGCGAGCGATCTGTGCGATCTGCTGCCCTGAGTGCACCCGGCTATTCCGCGGGTGCGCCTTCAACTTTCGGGGATCCTTCTGCGCAACCTTCATGGCAGCGAAGATATGCAAGTTTGCAAACTGCCCACCGCAGCAAGCAGAGAAATTCCGGGATTAGGTTGCGAACCGTTTGCAATTCTAACGCTAAAAAAAAAATCG